CATGAATACAATGATGGCGAAACTACATCAGGTTTTATGTATGCAATGGTTTATGGTGGTATGTTAGGATATAGCAGATTAAAGCGTGAAGATGTCGAGTATACATGGGAGTTAGTATGTGATTGGGTAGATGAAATGGAAAATAAAAATGAGCAGATACAGGCTATTACTGTATTGCTTAATGAAACTAAAGTTTGGAATGACTTGATTAAACAAGGTCAAGAGATACAAGAGGAAGAGAAAAAAAAAGTCATCGAGAACAGTGCTACGACAACTTGAAGTTTGCATTAGGTAAGTTAGGATGGAGTGTAGATGAATATTATTGCTCAATGCCTCATGAGTTTTATGCAGCGTGTGAGGGATACCAGGAGAGGCAAAAGGAATCGGCTATGGTCATTCGTTTTGCCTCTTTTCGCATAGCAGAAGCAATGGCAGGTAGCAAGGCAATAGGTAAGATTAATCGTTTTTGGCCAATGGATGATAATCAAGATAAAAAACAGATTGAGCCGATGACATCTGAACGTTATCAGGCTATTTTAGAGCGACATAATATAAAAGTTAAATAATGGCAGAAGAGATTGAGATAATAGTTACGGCAACCGGGTTTGATAAGGTCAGTACAGGACTTAAAAATACATCTGAGGCATTAAAGAATACAGCTACTGAAGCTAAAAAGACTGGTGATGCATTAAAGAGTAATTTAAACACTGGCTCTGCTCAAGCAGGTCAATCTTTGCAGAATCTATCTAGAATAGCACAAGATGCCCCATATGGCTTTATAGGTATATCTAACAACATAAATCCATTAGTAGAATCATTTGGCAGATTAAAAGCTGAGACTGGTAGTATAGGTGGAGCGTTAAAAGCATTAGTTAGTGGATTAAGTGGACCTGCAGGTTTGGGTTTGGCATTTGGTGTTGTTACTGCTGCTATAAGTTTTGCTCAAATTGGATTTCAAGCATGGGGTGGGGCATCTAAAAAGGCAGCAGAACAAGTTGATGAAGCAAAAAAATCAGCTGAAGCTTTTGCTAAGTCAATAGATAGTGCAAGAGCTGGGGCTTTATCTACTGGGTTAGCATTACAATCTTATGTAGATATTGCTAAAAATGGTCAGTTACCATTAGAACAAAGAAATGAAGCTTTAAAACAAGCTAATGAAATTTTAGGAAAACATGGAGAATTATTAACTCTTACAAATGTAGGTACTGCTAAAGCTACAGAGGAAGTTACTTTATATACAAATGCATTAGTAGCACAGGCTGTTGCGCAAAAATATATTGATAACTTAGCTACTAATACTGTTAAACAAACAGAATTACAACAACAATTAGTTTCAGCTGTAAATGATGAAATAAAAAAGAAAAATGCTTTAGATGAAATAGAATTAAAAATTACAAAAGAAAAAAATACTGCTATTGCTGGTGGTCAAAGAATATATACAAGTAGTACTGCAACATTAAGAGCATTAGCTAAAGCTTCATCTGAATATAATCTTGCATTAGAATTAACAAAAACTACACAATCATCATTAACACAAGTAAATTCTGATATTTTTAATTCTCAAATACAATTAAAAAAATCTACATTAAATGCTACTGCAGCATTTGGTGAGTTAGGTACAAAAGTAACAACAACTGCTGCAAAAGTACCAAAAACAACAAAAGCATTAGAGACATTTAATGATGTTATTTTAAAGACAGTTAAAAATATTGCAGATCAAAAAGAACTATCTATTGTATTAGATCAGTCAACAATTAAAGAACAAATAAAAATTGTTAGAGATACAATTGAAAGAGGTATTTCAGATTTTAATCAACCAAGTAATGACCAGCGAATACTTACATTAAAAGCATTACTTACTGATTTAGAAGCTCAACAAGCAGTTGATGATGCTGCTGATAAAATACAGAAAAAAGCAAAGCAAGAAAAAGGTAAACTTAAAATAACGGTACCTGTAATAATTACACCAGATGCAGTAATACCAATAAAAGAATTACAAAAAGCATTACAACAATCTTTTCAGATTATTGGAGTAGGGTTAGGTGAAGCATTAGGTGCCGCATTATCAGGGGCAACAGATTTTGGTAATATTTTTGAAGGAATATTTCAACAATTAGGTGGTGTTGTTAAACAATTAGGAGAACAAATATTAGCTATTGGCATTGCAGCAATAGTAGCAACTGATTCATTAAAAGCAATTTTTGCTAATCCTTTTGCAGCTATTGCAGCTGGTATTGCATTAGTTGCATTAGGATCTTTAATTCAAAATGCAACAGCTCCTAAAAATAGGTTTGCAGTTGGTACACGTAACGCACCAGGTGGTATGGCATTAGTTGGTGAGCGTGGTCCCGAAATGATAAGCTTACCTAGAGGTAGTCAAGTATTACCTGCAGCACAAACGGCTAACATGTTAGGTGGTATGAGTGGAGCTGTTGAAATTTATGGCATTTTAAGAGGTCAGGATATTTATTTTAGCAACAAAAAATATAGTGCTACTTATGCACGAACAACATAATGGGATTAAAATATACAGGCTCATTTGATTCAATAAGAAACGGTAATAGTAGATACATTGTAAATATCTATCAAGATAGTTATACTGGTGATCCTATAACTCTTATATTGGGTGCTACACCTGTTGTACAAGAGTGGCAAGAAGATGATCCATTGGCTCCAATCAAAGGAAGTACACTAACAATAAATCTTACTACATCAGGTGGCTTCTCATTGTTAGATTTTTATTCAGATAATGATAATGAGTATTTAGTTAGATTAATTGGTGATGATGTAACAGGTAGTAGTACTGTATTGTTTGAAGGTTTTATTTTACAAGATGATTGTAGTGAAGTGCAGATAGATTTTATTCATACAATAACATTAACGGCATCTGATAATTTAGGCACAATAAAAGATATTACATTAGACAGGGCGGCTTTTTTATTTGGTGATGTTACTACATTAACAGATATACCAATGGCATTTGTTCCGGCTGGCCCATATATTGTAATAAATACACCAACTTGGAATGTGCAACCTGGTCAAACATTTACAATAGATGGAACGCCATTTACAATGGTTGCTAATCTTGGTCAAATAAATTTAGTTTATACTGGATGGTGCATTCAAATAGTTGAAAATATATCAGTATTGGTTATAGGAAACTTTGATATAACTTATAGACAAGTAGTATCACTTGAAGGTTATATTCCTTTAATAATTTTTATCAAATTATGTCTACGTTCTACTTATTTAGATTTGCCTTTATCTTTTTATGGTCATATTACACCAACAGATGGAGAAATATTTGTTGATACAGGCGAAACAAGGATGCTTGAAGATGTAACCTTATTAGGTAATACATTTTTAAAAAATAACGAATACATGAGCTGTTATGATGTCCTAGAGGCAATTATGAAGCGTTTTAACATGACTTGCTTTCAATCACTTAATTCATGGTGGATAGTTAGAACACCTGATATGTTTTTGGATTATCAAGAAGGTGGAACTTTACTAGATTATTATAGGTATGAAGAGACAACATTTGCATATTTTGATAAGTTTACTATTAATAAATCATTTGTAATTGATTCAAGTAATAAAATTGAAACCGGCTTATTAAAATCTATTATTAGACCTTATAGAAGAACGTTAGAGACCTTTAATTATGTTCAGCCTGAGAATTTATTATGTAATAGTCAATTTACTGATTTAGGGGCTTTAATTAATACTTATTCTGATGGTAGTAATACAATTAGAAATTATACTGTTCCATGTTGGCAAGCTTTATTTGAAGGTAATTTCTTTTTAAGAATTGTAACAAATGCAGATAATGAAGAGATTGATAGATATGTTGGAACAGTTAGTAATAGTGCTGGGCTATCAAAACCAATATCATTAGAAAAAGATGATACATTTGAGTGGTCATTTCAAGTAAGAACTGACGATTCATTAGCTGGTTTTTTTACTTTTATTTTTTATCAAGGAGTGAGTATAACTGATGGAATAATAACTTATTATTTAAAAAATGATGGTTCTTGGACAACTACTAATGCTTTTGAAAATTTAACATTTCAAATAAATACAGGAGATAATGCAAACGAATGGCATACAGTAAATTTTAAAGCTAAAAAAGTTCCAATTGATTGTTTAATGAGTATAAAGCTTACACCTGCAACAGTTATTGTTACACCAGGATTAGAAACTTATTATAAAGATTTAAGGTTAACAGTTAATTGGCAAGTTGCAGGACAAGGTCAAGTAAATGGACATTCACATACAGCAAGCCAATCAAAAAAATTAAATAATGTAAATGATGTTGAAATAATTATTGATAATAGTGAGCGTTCATCAATATCAGGAACATTATTTTTAACAAGTCAAACAGGAATACTACAAGATAAATGTACTACATGGAAATTTGGATATGGATATAATACAGGCATTCCTGATACTATTTATCAAAACTTAGGTCAATTAGTTACATCTACATACATGTTTCAAAGATACAAGCCTAGAACAAAGTATAATGGAAATTTATTGAGCATAAGAAATAATAATGGTGTGCTTAGTAATTTAGCAATATTTAGTAATGGCTTTACAGGTGATTTATTACATAATAAAATGTTATTAGGTAGTATTTCTATTGATTATAAGAATGATTCAGCTGAGTTTACGATGTGGGAAGTATTTAATAGTGAAACTGGATATGTAGACAAT